AGAGCATTGCTACGAGAAGAAATCCGAAAGGTAATGCGAGAAAATAAGCGTAGAAATCTTCGAGAGGCTAGAATGGTAATCGATGATGAAAGCATGTATGAAGAGCCATATACTTATTTTAATGGAGATGATACTTTAGCTAACCGCTGGTCAGAGCTGTTTTCAGATTCGCCAGATTTTGGTAATAAGCCAAAAATGATCACTGCCGCAAATAAATTTGCTGCTGAAGAAGGATTAGGATGGAAGGTAGTAGGTATTAAAGCAATTGATCCTAATGAAGGATTTGTTACTTGGATAATCGAAAAATAACAACCGGAAACACAAAATGACAAACTTAAGATCACAATACCGAAGATTATTTGAAGGAAGAACATCTTCAAATGATAGTGCTTTACTTCGAGAGGAAGTAGAGTATCTTGATGACCCGATACCAGCATACTTTACTACTGGAGACTTAGGGACAGTAGAAGGATATCCAATTAACTCCATAACATTGTTTTATTGGGGGTATGGTGTAAATTTAAATGCTTATATTGAAGGCTTAGAAGATTATTACGGCGATAGTTTTGTTATAGAGTATCTTCAATCTTCAGTTGAAGATCTAAAAGGAACCCGAGAATATAGAGATTGGATTGAAGAAATTGAAGAAATGGGACAGCATTCTGCCAAAGATATAGAAACTGCATTAAATAGAGTTAAATATACGGAATCTGGAATGAATCAGAATGGTGAGGTATCAACCGAAGCTAGCTTGAAGTAATAACAACGGAAACACAAAATGAAAAAACCATTACTAGATACATTCAACAGAATCGGAGGCAAGCGCCTTAACGAAGCTCATGCATGGGAACGTCAACCAGGTAAGCCATTACCAACAATGGCAGATGTAAAAGCTGCACATGAAGCTAAATCATTGCAAGAAGATGAATATGATGATGAGTATGGTAATGAGGAGCCATGGGAATCTAGTGATGGCTGGAATGAAGATTACTTTGATGAGAATGGTGTAATGCCGGCAATGGATTTAGCTGCTAAGATATCATATGAAATTAGAAACGCTAGACGTGGTTCATATGCCTTAGGTGAGGATAGTATATTTGCAATGAGAGAAGTTCTCGAAGAGCTTCGTGATGAGTTGGATGACGCTATAGAAAATATCAAAGCCGATACGGCAGGCCGACCAGATTCATATTATGATGATAAAGGCATCCGATAAAATAACAATTAACAATTAACAATTTTTTTCAATACTTTTTTACAAATCATTAGGATTCGTGAAAGAAAGTATTTATATTACCAATTAATTATTAACCATTAAAAAATAGGATTAAAAAAATGGCAATTGATTTAGACGCAATCAGAAACAAACTGGACAAGCTCCAGAATCAAACAACCAAGCAGAACAATCTTTGGAAGCCTGAGCCAGGCAAGCAACAGATCAGAATTGTTCCTTATCAGCATAACAAAGAGAATCCATTTCTTGAAATGCACTTTCATTATGATCTTGCTAAGAGAAATTATCTATCACCAATGACATATGGTCGTCCTGACCCGGTAGTAGAATTTTCTGAAAAACTAAAATCATCTGGTAACTCCGATGAATGGAAGTTAGGTAAGAAGATGGAACCTAAAATGAGGACTTATGTACCTGTTGTTGTAAGAGGTAAGGAATCTGAAGGTGTTAAGTTTTGGGGTTTTGGTAAAACTGTTTATACAGAACTATTAGGATTCATTGCAGATCCAGATTATGGTGATATTACAGATCCAATGAATGGTCGTGATATTGTAGTAGAATTTACACCATCTGATTCTCCAGGAACATATCCTAAGACAGCAATTCGTGTAAAACCTAATACATCGGCTCTAACAGAAGATCGTAATATCGCGGAACTAGTAGCTAGCAAGCAACCTAACATCTCGGATATCTTCAAAGAACCTTCATATGAAGAACTTGAAAAGGCATTGGAGAATTGGTTGAATCCAGAAGAAGGCGAAACAGCCGAGGAAGCAGCTGCAGCACCTAAGGCAAGTGAACCAGCTGGAGCTGTAAGCAAAGTCGATAACGTATCAGACGCATTTGACGAATTGTTTAACAATTAATTTAAAGAAAGGTTATAGATGGCAGGTAAAACTAAAAGCCAACAGACTGATCAGCTAGCATCAGAACTAGCTACAGCGCTGAATAAAAAGTTTAAAAATACCAATCATAAAACTGCTTTTTTTCTTGATGGTGATACTGAAACACCAGCAGATGTAAAGGGTTGGGTTGGAACTGGGTCATCTATGCTAGATCTCGCTATATCCAATAGACCAGGTGGAGGATTTCCAGTTGGTCGGATTACAGAGATTACTGGTCTTGAAGCATCGGGTAAGTCATTATTGGCTGCCCATGCTTTGGCCAATACTCAAAAGGCTGGTGGTATGGCAGTATATATTGATACTGAAAATGCTATTAGTCGAGACTTTTTAGAGGCTATTGGAATCAATCTTGAAAAGATGTTGTATATTCCATTGGAAACTATTGAGGATATTTTTGAGGCAATTGAAAGTATAATTGAATCAATTAGAAAATCTAATAAAGATCGATTAGTTACAATTGTAGTAGATTCTGTAATGGGTGCATCGACTAAAATCGAAATGGCAGCTGAATATGATAAGGATGGTTATGCAACTTCCAAATCCATTATTCTATCCAAAGGTATGCGAAAGCTAACTAATATGTTAGGGCGTGAAAAGATTTGTTTGTTATTTACAAATCAATTGCGTACTAGATTAGGTGTTAGTTTTGGCGATCCATGGACGACTAGTGGTGGTAAAGCAATTCCTTTTCATTCATCAGTAAGATTAAGATTGAAGTCGGTTGGTCAAATCAAAGTAAAGAAGGACGGTATAGATCAAATTATTGGTATTAAGACCAGAGCTCAGGTTATAAAAAATAGAATGGGTCCACCATTGAAATCAGTAGATTATGATATCTATTTTGAATCAGGTATTGATGATTATGGTGGTTGGTTAAATATCATGAAAGATCATAAAATAGTTTCTCAAGCAGGTGCATGGTATACATATACTACAGAAGCCGGCGATCCAGTAAAATTCTTATCTAAGGATTTCGAGGGGCTAGTAACCAATGATGATGCTTTGAAAACTGAGATATATAATGCAATTTGCAAATCATATATTCTTAAGTATAAGCCAGGCGAGGATATTGGTATAGATGATATTGAAGTTGATACAGAAAATATGGTAAACGAAGAAGGATGAATTCTAGATACAAACAAATTCTGAATCAAATCAACGAGGAGCGGGTTGAACAGGAAGGTCGTAATAAGGATAGTCATATTATGGTTATCGATGGGCTTAACCTGTTCATCCGAGTCTTCTCGGCTATACCTTCATTAAATGATGATGGTGACCATATCGGTGGAGTAGTCGGATTTTTGCGATCACTAGCATCTGTTATTCGAATGCATAAACCAACTAGATGTGTTGTGGTATTTGATGGGAAAGGAGGCTCGGTAAAGCGAAGAAAAATATATTCCGATTACAAGGCTAATAGAGCAGTAAAAACCAGGCTTAACCGACATAATGAATTTGAAGACCTTGAAGATGAACAAGCTTCAATGCGTCGGCAGTTTAATCGTATGATTGAATATTTAAATCTATTGCCGGTTAATATTATGGCTATAGATAATATAGAAGCTGATGATGCAATGGCATACATTGCAAATGAAATTTATACCAGAGATTCGCAAAAGGTTACTATAGTATCTACTGATAGAGACTTTTTGCAATTAGTTAATAATCGTATCCAAGTATGGAGTCCGGTTAAAAAGAAGATGTATACACCTGAGTCATTATCTGAAGAGGTTGGTATGCATCATAAGAATTATTTAATGTATCGTATGTTTTCTGGAGATAAATCAGATAATATACCTGGAGTAGATGGCGTTGGATTGAAAACGCTAATTAAAAATTATCCAATGCTATTAGATAAAGCAGTCTCATTAAACGAGATAAAAGAATATACATCAGACCAAGTTGCAGGATCAAAATTAAAAATATATCAAAAAGTACAAGCTGGAATTGATTCTGGTGTACTAGACCGCAACCATCAGCTGATGCAATTACAGGAAGTGGATATATCAGGAAATGCAAAAATGCTAATACTTGATAAAACGCAAGAGACTCCGCAGCGAACTAATATATTAGAATTCAAAAAGATGTTTATGGTTGACAAATTGTATACATCTATTAAAGACGTTGATAGCTGGTTACTTAATTCTTTTAATTCATTAAATGCTTACGCTAGCATTTGATTGTTTGAAAAATTATTATATATTTGATATATGACAGACAGATTAAGTAATTTTGGATACACGTTCCAAATAAAAGCAATTACATCTTTATTAACTGATAAAATATTTCTCCAGCAGATATCTGATATATTAATTCCAACTTATTTTGAATCGGAAGCGAATCAATGGGTAGTTGAAACAATATTAGAATATAGCCGAGAATATAAAGCATCTCCTTCATTGGAAGTAATGAAGGTTAAGATGGAGGATGTTGAAAATGATGTACTTAAAACTCAGATTGTAGAACATCTTAAAGATGCATGGAAATATTCTGGTGCCGATGATTTAGAGTTTATTAAAGAGCAGGCAATTGAATTTTGTAAGAATCAAGAAATTAAAAAAGCTATATTAGATTCGGTATCTTTACTCAAGAATGGTAAGTATGAAGATATTAAAGCTAAAATTGATTCAGCCTTAAAGGCAGGTGGTGATAAAGATATCGGACATGATTATATGGTTGATATTGATGCTAGATATACTGATGCAGTTAGATTCCCCCAAGAAACTCCATGGGATGTTGTCAATGATTTGACAGATGGTGGTTTAGGTAAAGGAGAGTTAGGTGTAATGGTTGCACCAGCTGGTATTGGTAAGTCTTGGGCATTAATGAATATAGGAGCTCATAATGTTAAAAAAGGCAAAACAGTATTTCATTATACATTAGAACTCAATGAGGCTTATGTTGGCTTGAGATATGATTCAGTTATAACCGGCATTGCAAATCAAAATCTTAAACATTATCAGGATGAAGTAAAAGAAAAGCTTGAAAAGGTAAAAGGTGATTTGATTATCAAGTACTATCCAACCAAGACAGTATCAGTATTAGGTATCAAGTCTCATATCGAAAAATGTATAATGCAAGGCAAAAAGCCAGATGTAGTTATTGTTGATTATGCTGATTTGTTACGAGGCCATGGTCAAGAGAAACGACATGAGCTAGAAGGTATATATGAAGACTTAAGAGGTATGGCTGGAGAATATGAAATACCAGTCTGGACCGCATCTCAAGCAAATAGATCAGCATTAGAAGAAGATGTAATTGATGCAAGTAAGATTGCCGAATCATATGGTAAAGTAATGGTAGCTGATTTTATTATATCATTATCTAGAAAGGTAACAGATAAGTTAGCTGGCACAGGTAGATGGCACGTAATTAAAAATAGGTTTGGACCTGATGGTATTACATTACCAAGTAAAATGAATACATCTAATGGACAATTTGATATATATAATGATACATCCATTCAAGGTAAGGATGCTCAGAAACAAATGTCTAATGGAAATGAAATGGCTCGGAAGTTGTTGTCTCAAAAATTTAAGGAAATCAAGAGCGGTGATTTCGGTTAAAAAAGCTTTACTTTTTCAAGCCAAAAATAGAGTTAATAGCTCTGCGCGATCATATTTATATAAGAATTCGTTAATTATCGTATCGCGCGAGAGTATAAAATCTTTAAAAATATAAGGTCATAAAATGGAACTATCTAATGAAATACTCTCCGATATTACCGTACATATGAAGTACGCTAAATATCAACCGGAAGTACAACGAAGAGAAACTTGGGAAGAGTTGGTAACTCGTAATAAAGAAATGCATATTAAAAAATATCCAGCTATAAAGGATGAAATAGAAGCTGCATATAAATTTGTATATGATAAAAAAGTGTTGCCATCAATGCGTAGTTTGCAGTTTGGAGGTAAGCCTATTGAAATATCACCTAACCGAGTTTATAATTGTGCATATCTTCCTATTGATGATTGGAGATCATTTTCAGAAGTAATGTTTTTGTTGTTAGGTGGTACTGGGGTTGGTTATTCTGTACAACAGCATCATGTAGATGCATTACCAGAAATACATTTACCGAATCCAGATCGCCGTCGACGGTATTTAATTGCAGATTCAATTGAAGGATGGGCAGATGCAATAAAAGTTTTAATGAAGAGCTATTTCTTCGGAGGATCGCGTTTGAAGTTTGACTTTAGCGATATTCGACCTAAAGGTGCTCGTTTAGTTACATCAGGTGGTAAAGCTCCTGGTCCTCAACCTCTTAAAGAGGCGTTAGTAAAAATAGAGGGAATATTAAATGAGAAACAAAATGGCGAGAAGCTCAAAGCTATCGATGTTCATGATATCGTTTGTTATATTGCTGATGCCGTTCTTGCTGGCGGTATTAGGCGCGCTGCACTTATATCGTTATTTTCGGCGGATGATGATGAAATGATATCTTGTAAAGCTGGTAATTGGTGGGAATTGCATCCACAGAGAGGACGAGCAAATAATTCAGCAGTATTAATGCGACATAAGGTTACTAAAGAATTCTTTACTACCTTATGGAAGCGTATTGAAGCATCCGGTGCAGGAGAGCCTGGAATCTATCTATCAAATGATAAAGATTGGGGGACTAATCCTTGTTGTGAAATTGCTTTAAGGCCATACCAATTCTGTAATCTATGTGAGGTAAATGCATCAGACATCAAATCACAAGAGGATTATGAGGCTAGAGTTAAAGCAGCTACATTTATTGGTACGCTTCAAGCAGGATATACCGATTTTCATTATCTAAGACCTATCTGGCAACGAACAACAGAAAAAGATGCTCTTATCGGTATTTCAATGACCGGTATAGGATCAGGTACAGTATTAGGTTATAATATGAAAGCCGCTGCTAAATTAGTTAAAGAAGAAAATGCTAGAGTAGCAGAATTAATTGGTATCAATAAATCAGCAAGATGTACAACCGTTAAGCCAGCTGGAACAACTTCATTAACCTTAGGAACGTCATCTGGTATTCATGCCTGGCACAATGATTATTATATTCGCCGAGTGAGAGTAGGTAAGAATGAAGCTATTTATACATATCTAGCTATTCATCATCCAGAATTAATTGAAGATGAGTATTTCCGTCCACATGATACGGCTGTGATATCAGTACCACAAAAAGCACCAGCTGGGTCAATATTGAGAACCGAATCACCATTTCAATTACTAGAAAGAGTAAAGCGAGTTCATTTAGAATGGATCAAGTCAGGTCATCGGTCCGGTT